GGTAGATGACTTGACAGATAAATTAAACGCAGCTACTACTGCAGAAAAGAAAGATAATGAAGAATCAAATATTCGAACTGTACAAACCGAAAAGCCTAACTGAGTTCCTGAAATTTCATAAAGAGAACCCAGAGGAGACTTTCGTCTATGTTCTACAACACCCGCCACAAAATATAAATATTTTAGGGGCATCAGACTTTGGTTATCTGGTAATATGTTTACCGCCAATGTCTCAAGCAATTTATTCAGCAGCACCTTTTATACAAAAGATGCGCAAGAACTTACAAGATTTTAGAGATAGAGATTATATTTTGTGCACTGGTGATCCAGCAGTCATAGGATTGTCTAGTGCTATAGTCAGTGATATTACACGAGGTAAATTTAATTTACTGAAATGGGACAGACAAGAAACAAAATACTACCCACTTACAATAGATTTATATCAGAAAGGAAATAATGATGAGTGAGATAAACGACATTGATTTTGAAGAAGATCAACAACAACTAATTGAAAAAACAGATATACAAACATTAGCTAGCTACTGCAATGAGTTAGCTGATATTGAAAACAATATTAATAATTTAGAAAAGCAGCTCAAAAAACAAAAAGAGCAAGCAGACAAGATTGGCTCAGAGATAATACCCAACCTCCTAGCAGAGCAGGGTTTGTCGTCTCTGAAGTTAGCTGACGGCAGTTCTGTGGACATAAGAAAGTCTTACAACTGCACCATCAAAAAAGATCAGGTAGAGTCAGCTTTTCAATGGCTTCGTGATAACGGACTGGGTGACATCATTAAGAATGAGGTTGCCGTACAGTTCGGGAAGGGCGAGGATAACAAGGCAGAGCAGTTGCTAGGCCTTGCAGTGCGAGAGGGCTATGAGCCTTCGCAGAAGCAGAAGGTAGAACCTATGACTTTGAAAGCACTCTTTAGAGAGCGTATCGAGGCCGGCCTCGATATGCCCTCGGATTTCTTTCACACTTTTGTGAAGGACCAAACAAAAATAGGCCGGAAATCATGAACAAGGAGAAAAGAAACATGAACCAAGTAGCGAAAAAAGAAAAGTCAGACGTGGCTCTAACGAGTATGTTTGAACAAGACCAAGCTGGTGGCATGGACCAAATGGGGCAGGGCGATTTTGCAATGCCTTTTTTACGAGTGCTAGGACAGCTAAGCCCTGAAGTTAATGAAAGGGATGCCAAGTATGTAGAAGGTGCAAAGGCAGGTATGATATTCAATACCGTGACTAAGCAGGCATATGATGGTGTAGAGGGAGTCAACGTAATACCATGCGGTTATAAGCGTGAATACGTTGAGTGGAGTGATAGAGGTGAGGGCACGAGTGCTCCAGTCGCTATTCACTCAGTTGAGAGTGGTATCATAAAAGAAGCCACCAGAGGAGCTGACTACAAAGATAGACTACCAAACGGTAACTATCTAGAGAACACAGCCTCTTACTTTGTGATGTTAGATGACATGTCACAAGCGTTGATTACTATGAAATCAACACAGTTGAAAGTGAGTAGGTCGTGGAACTCGATGATGAACAGTATCAAACTTAAAGGTAAGAATGGTATGTTCACACCAGCAGCTTACAGTCACGTGTACAATCTAAGCACAGTGCAACAATCAAATGACAAGGGGACTTGGTTTGGTTGGAACGTGCAAAAGATTGGCCCTGTACAAGACAAGAACTTGTATGAGGCTGCAAAACAGTTTGCTTCGAGCGTAGGAAACGTTCAAGTAAAACATGGTGAAGGTGAGACTAAGTCGAAAGACGACGTACCATTTTAATCATGGTGGGACCCCAGGACTCCCCCTTCTTGGGGTCTCGTTATTATATAAGAAAGGAAAGTAAAAGATATGAAAAAGATTTGTCCAACATGTAAACAGACATTTGAGATAACTCAGTATCAAAAGAGCAAAGTTTATTGTAACGATATTTGTAAGCCAGGCTTTAGACCCAACAGAGGTAAACCAAAAACGGGAAGGCCAAAGCGTGAAATTTAAAGAAATATTTGAAGGTAATAATAGTGCATACGGCATAATGAAACTGACCGGAGAGGTCACTGAGAAAGGAAAAGCTGTAGCAAAAGCATTAATTAAAAGAGAAGAGGTCACAGATAAACTGTGGCAAGAACACGTAGAAGGTAAAGAGCCGGCCCTTGGTATCATACCGATAAATGAAAACAACGAGTGTAGATGGGGTTGTATAGACATTGATGTATACAATGTTGATCATCTTGTTTTGATGAGAAACATAAAAGGACTCAGCTTGCCATTGGTGACATTCAGGTCAAAATCTGGTGGCGCACATTTGTTTTTATTTGCCTCAGAGTTTATTCCTGCATCATTGATGCAGTCTAAACTCAAAGCCATGGCAGAGGCTTTGGGTTATGCAGGTAGTGAGATCTTTCCGAAACAAACTGAAATATTAGTTGAGCGTGGAGACACAGGTAATTTCTTAAACTTACCATACCACGGTGGTGTGCGTGGTTTGAGATATGCGATGAAAGCTGGTGGTGAGGCTGCTAGTTTAGAATCATTCTATTCTATATACGACGAGTGGGTACAGACACGAACAGAAATAGAAAACATAATTGTAAAGAAAGCAGATGTTGTAGAAATTTTTCCTGATGGACCACCGTGTCTTAATCGCCTGGCAGAAGAGGGGTTTGGTGAGGGATCAAGAAACAATTCCTTATTTAATTTAGCGATATACAGACAGAAAGCCAATCCAGATAATTGGCAAGATGTGTTAGAGGACGACAATCACAAATACATGAGTCCACCTTTGAGGTCTGCAGAGGTACAAAATGTTATTAAGTCTATTGGTAAACGTGGCTACGATAAATACAGATGTAAAGAACAACCAATATGTAGTGTTTGCAATCCTGCAAAATGCAGAACGAAAAAGTTTGGCGTTGGTTTTGAAGAAGAGCAGATGCCAGAGTTAGATACACTTACAAAAATTAAATCCAATCCACCACAGTGGTTTTTAAATGTTAGTGGTAGCAGGGTAGAGTTGAAGACAGAGCAACTACACAATCCTAATCTGTTTGCTGTGGCTGTATTAGAACAGGCAAATGTGGTGTCACCAATACCAAAAGCAAAAGACTGGAGAGATGTGCATCTAAAAACATTGATGGCTAGTTTACAAGAGATAGAACCTCTGAAGTCGTTAGATCCAAAAGAACATCTAATAAATTTATTACACGAGTTTACAGTGAACAGACCACAGGCAAGAACAAGAGACGACATACTACGTAAGATGGCATGGAGTGACGAGGGTTTTACATATTTTAGGATGGATGACTTCTTTGCTTTTTGTAAAAGAAACAATTGGGAGATGGATAGGATTAAAACAGGAAACTTATTAAAAAGTTTAGAGGACATCTTTGATAAAGAAACAAGACTAAAAGTAAAAGATCAACAACCACATCTTGTAAAAATAAAATCTATGAAAAAAGAGAAACCAACTATCAGCAAAGTTAAATACGAGGAGACACCTTTTTAGTGAGGACGATAATACTAGGACCACCAGGTACAGGTAAAACAACTACACTACTAAATTTAGTAGAAGAGTTTTTACGTGATGGTGTTGACATAAAAAAGATAGGATACTTTTCTTTTACAAAGAAAGCTGCATGGGAGGCGACACACAGAGCAGAAGAAAAATTTATGATTGACCAGAAAGAGATACCATATTTTAGAACACTGCACTCACTGGCATTTAGAATGTTGGGTGTAAAGAAAGAGCGTGTGATGAAACACTCTGATTACAGAGAGTTTGGTTTGAAATGTGGCATACCGATAAAAACAGCATGGCATAGTGAAGAGGATGGTGTGTTTAGTTCTGACAATGAGTATCTTAGACTTATTAACAAATCGCGGGTAATGGGCACCAATGTCCTGGAAGAATATAATAAAAACGAACACAGTATGGACATAGAGCGAGATCTATTATATCTTTTAGATCAAGAACTTAGTAGATATAAAAAAGAGAAAGGCTTAATAGATTATAATGACCAGGCTATTTTTAAATGGGCTGGTGCTGATGTTGATACTTTTATTGCACTTAAAGAAGAAGTAGATTACATCGACACGTTGAGTCAGTCATACAGAATACCGGGTGGACCAATACACGAGCTGTCACAAAAGATTATTAGAAATGTTTCAAAGCGATACGATAAAGATTATATGCCAAGACAAGAGGTGGGTGATTTGACAAGATACTCTGACGTAACACAAATAGATATGTCACAAGGCGAGTGGTTGGTGTTGTCAACTGCAAATTATTTTTTAGATGACATCAAAGAATTATGCAGACTTCAAGGTTGGTATTACTCACACAAAACAAAAAACTCTATAAAATTAGATTTACTTCTTGCAATACAAACTTGGGAAAAATGGAGAAACAGTGAAACATTACTACCAATCGCATCAATAAAAAATATTTATTCTTATCTTGGTGACAACGTTGC